ATTATTAAGTACGCAAAGGCCTAATAACACAATCAGTAATCCCTGGGGTTTAGTAGCCCTAGCCCCAGGGAGCTTTATTTAAAGGAGTAGAGATGGCAGCCACATTTGTAACCAAAACCGAGTTACGTGCTAACTTAGGTATTGGCTCTCTCTACAGTGATGCAACCGTTGAAGAAGTCTGCCAAACAGCAGAAGATTTATTGAAGCAATATCTTTGGTATAACGATGCGCCAGTAGTGGCAGCAGGACTACAAAACAATGTAGCAACTTTAGTATTAGCAAACCCAGGTATATTTGTTAAGGGTCAGACAGTAGCTGTTGATGGCTGTGGCGCAATCTATGGAGGTAACCACGTTATCACTGGCACTATACCTGGCATTACAGTACCAGTTAGCATTAGCACAGCATTCTGGTCTTATTTTAGTAATTATCAATGGCCTAACGGTTATTCATTTATTCAGTTTGCAAAGGTACACGCAGACGATCCATTCCATCGCATTATTCCAAGTGGCACAGCTATCGGGCCAGACACTAAAGATGTCGACTATGCGCAAACCCCTGCCATTCGGGAAGCGGCGATGATAGTTGCCGTAGACATCTGGCAAGCACGCCAGGTAAGTCAAACAGGCGGGGTAGGTATGGATGGGATCTCTGCAAGTCCTTATAGGATGGGGTACCAACTGATAAACAGGGTACGAGGTCTCATCCAGCCTTATTCAGCACCAGCATCTTTGGTTGGCTAATGACAGCTGCAATTACCACACTACGAGGCACACTAGCGACTGATCTAGCAAACGCTGGCGTATGGTCTACCTTTGCATTCCCACCTGCAACCTTACTTGCCAACTCAGTAGTTATTACACCATCAGATCCTTACATAACACCAAGCAACAATGAACAGACGAGCCTATCGCCTTTAGCCAATTTTAAAGTTTTAATAACTGCCCCTGCATTTGACAATCAGGGCAACCTTGCAGGTATGGAAAGTTTTATTGTGGCAGTAGTAAACAAACTAGCAGCATCATCACTGGTGCTCAACATATCAAGTGTCTCCGCTCCAGCTATTACAAACGCAGCTAGTGGAGATTTATTAACATCAGAAATAACAGTATCAATCCTAACGAGCTGGAGTTAAAATGAGCACACAAGCAGAAGACTTAGCCTTCTTAATTAAGACAGGCCAGATCAAAGAAGCACCAAAACCAACTGCACAAACAAAGAAAGATGAGGAATAACAATGGCAATCTATTTAAATAACAATGTTGGTGTTAAGTTGGCAACAGCAGCAGCCAAGACAACACCTTCTATCGACATTTCTGCATATGTAACCAATGCAGTAATTAACCAGGTAGCGGATGAGCTAGAAGTAACAGCTATGGGCGACACAGCCCACAAGTTTGTGGCTGGCCTACAATCTGGCACTTTAACACTTGACTTTATCAATGACTGGGCTTCAAGCCAAGTTATGCAAACACTTAACGATGCATTTGGACAAACTCTTTCTGTCTCAATGATTACTGTTAAAGGCACAGCAGTATCAGCAGCCAACCCAACCTACCAATTTTCAATTCTGGTAAATAACCTAACCCCACTGGGTCAAGGCGGCGTCTCAGAAATTGCTACGTCTAGCGTTACCTTTACGATAAACTCCGCAGTAACAGTATCGCCATCAGTGGCGTTCTAATTAAGGAGTAACAATGGCAAAGCTAAAGATAACAAGGGCTAATGGAGAAGTATCCGAGCACAAGATAACTCCAGGTGTCGAGTACGCTTTCGAATTGAAGTATGGATCAGGTATTAGCAAAGTCTTGCGTGAGCACGAAAGGCAAACCGAAATATTCTGGCTTGCTTATGAATGCTTACGCAGGGCTGGCGCACAAATACCTTTATGGGGATCTGAGTTTATTGACACTCTAGAGACCGTTGAGGTATTAGACGAAGAAAAAAAATAGTTGAGCGGTCTTCTATTACTTACGCTATTGCGCAGTTAGCAGTAGAGACTGGGATACCGCCTAGCGAGTTTTTAAATATGGATACGGAAATGTATCGAGCAATCGTGCAAGTCCTAACCGATAGAGCTAAGGAGATCAGAAATGCCAGTCGAAGTCGTAGGCGTTAAAGATGTCCTGAACGGTTTAAGTTTTTTTGATGAGGATTTGCGCTTGCGTGTTAGTAGAGCAATAGATCCATTAATGCGACAAGTAGCAGAAAAAGCCAAAGGCTTTGTGCCAAGCGATGCCCAAGTATTATCTGGTTGGTCTAAACCTATATCTAGCTCAATCAGCTACAGGCCATTTCCTAAATACAATGCCAGCGATGTTAAAGCGGGTATTGGATATAACCCTGGTAAAAACACAGCCAACAAATATGGCTGGCAAGTAAGCCAATATGTTTACAACGTAAGCAGACCAGGATCCATATATGAGACTGCTGGCCGCTTAAACCCACAAGGCCGAGCACCTTTCCAGATGACACCATCTAAAGGCGCAAGTGGAACATACACTAAGAGATCATCTAAGAGCCGAGCATTCGAAGAATACAAATCTAATAACCCATTTGCTAGCCAACAATTTATAGCTGCATTAGAGCCAGTTACTAAACCAAAGCGAGTGCCTGGTACTCGTGGTGTTGGTGGGCGCAAGATGCAAGGTCGCTTGATTTACAAGGCCTGGGCGCAAGACAGCATTAAAGTTTATGAGGCAATACTTAAAGCTATTGATGGATCTACCGTAGAGTTTAAACGCAGGACAACTATTAAGAAGGCAGCATAATGGCCAATATTTATGTAGCAGCGCAATCGACCTGGAATGGCAAAGCCCTAAAGAAGGCCAAAAAAGATATAAGCGTATTTGACCAACAAGTCAAAACATTAGGCAAAACATTTGCTGGAGTCTTTGGTGCCAGGGCATTATTTAACTATAGTAAAAACGCAGTTAAGGCATTTGCAGCTGATGAAGCAGCAGCCAAAGCATTAGAGTTACAGTTAAAGAATACAGGCAACGCATTCTCAGCACCTGCTGTAGAAATGTATATAGCCAACCTGCAAAAAACCACAGGCGTTATTGACGATCAACTACGGCCAGCATTTCAGCAATTACTAACCGTTACCGAATCAGTAGTCCTTAGCCAAGCAGCTTTAGATACAGCTTTAAATGTTAGCGCAGCCACAGGCAAATCATTAACCGAGGTAGCCGCAGCATTAAGCAAAGGATATGCGGGCAACACCACAGCATTAACTAGATTAGGTGCGGGCCTAGACAAGACCACTTTAAAGAGTGGCGATATGAATAAAATACTCGATGAGTTAAACAAGAAGTTTGCAGGTCAGGCACAAGCAAGATTAACCACTTATGCTGGCAAATTAGATTTAATGAATGTAGCTGCTAATAATGCTAAGGAAACTATAGGCAAAGGTCTATTAGATGCTTTAACAATCATTAGCAAAGATAAGAGCATCGCTAACCTAACAGGCGACTTTGAAAAACTATCTGCTGGCATAGCAGGTACTATTGTTGATCTAGCAAATCTAATTGCTAAACTGCAAGAAATCCCAGGGCTTAACTTTGTCTTTGATGTTAAAAACATTCCTGTACTTGGTTCATATTTAGATTACCTAATGAATAGAGGTGGCCAGGCGCAGAGCTTCACAGGCACACCATTTGGGCAAGCGGGATCATCCTCAGAGGCAGCCAGACTTGCTGAGCAAAAACGCATAAAGGATGCCGCTAAATTACGTGCCACAGAGAATGCTCTAATCAAAGAGAAAAACGCATTAGAAGATTTAAAGAAGAAATACGATGTTGAGCGTATAGGTTTAATGCTGGCACTTAACCAAGCCACCGATGAAGAAACCAAACTACGTATTGCCGAGAAGTTAGCCATATTAGATGGCAACGCAGCTAAAGCTCAAGAATATTTAGCAGCAGAAAATGCTTACGATTGGCGTTTGCAAGAAATAGAATCATTAAAACAATTAACAGCTGCTCAATATAAAGCAGCTTCTTCTATGACAACACTTGCTGATTGGTTAGCCTATAGAGCGGGTGAACGTGGCGATAATCTAAGTAATGTGCCTAGCAGCGGTGGTGGTGGCGCATTTACACCTTCAGCGCCTATTGCTATGGGTGGCGTACAACGTGGCGAGTATAGCGATGTAACTGTAAATGTAAACGCTGGCACAATAGTTTCAGATCAAGAATTACAAGGGCTTATTACAGACACGGTGCGAGTAGCTTTAAAATCAGGTAATAAATTGTTGCCAGCGGGGTCTATTGTCTAATGGCTGTACCTACAATAAATGCCATAATTAACTTCTCAACTGGGCCAAGTTTTGCCCAAGCAATGATATTAGATACTGGAATATTAGGCACCAACATATTAGCCGATTCAACTGCAATAGTAGTTGATGTATCAGATCGTATTAACTATATTCAAACCAACCGAGGCCGTAATCCTTTAGTAGATCAATTTCAAACAGGGCAATTAAGTTTACGCATAGTGGATCAAAATGGAGATTTTAACCCAACTAACCCACTAAGCCCTTACAGCCCTTATTTAACGCCAATGAAAAAAGTACAAATAAGTGCTACATATGCTGGCAACACCTACAGTATTTTTTCAGGTTTTATTACAAGCTACGTAAACACTCAGCCAAAGGATGCCACAGAAGTTGCGTATACAACCATACAGGCTGTAGACGCATTCAGGCTTGCACAAAACGCTCAGATTTCTACAGTTACAGGTGCTAGTGCTGGAGATTTATCAGGCACTCGCATTAATCAAATATTAGATCAAATTGATTGGCCAGCAACAATGCGTGATGTTGATTCTGGGCTTACTACATTACAAGCAGATCCAGGTACTGCACGTACCTCTTTAAATGCTATGCAAACCGTTGCAGATAGTGAATATGGCGCACTATATGTTGATACCGATGGATCCTTTGTATTTCAAGACAGATCAGTAACAGCTGGGTCAATAGGTGGCACAGTAACTACCTTTAATGATAATGGCACTGGGATTTCTTACGCCAATGCTATGTGGAAATTAGATGATACTTTAATATTCAACTCAGCGCAGATCAGCCGATTAGGTGGCACGCCACAAACAGCCATTAACCAAGCATCTATTGACAAGTATTTTATTCACTCATACAACTTACAAGATTTGCTAATGCAGACCGATGCAGTAGCCCTAGATTATGCCCAGGCTTATGTGGCTAGCCGTGCTGAAACCCAGGTTAGATGCGATGGTATTGAATTAGATCTTTATACGCCTAACTACAACTCAGGCATTATTGCAGCTCTAGAGTTAGATTTTTTTGATCCGATTAGGGTTGTTACTACCCAACCAGGTGGATCTACGCTAGACCGCACTTTACAAATCTTTGGCGTTGCTAACACCATCACACCGAACAGCTTTAGGGTCTTTTTTACGACTTTGGAACCCGTAATCGATTCCCTGATTTTAGATAACAATATCTATGGCACTTTAGACTATAATGTGCTCAGTTACTAAGGAGAAATAATGGCAGCAGGATTAGGGTTTAAGGATTTTACAACAGGCGAGGTATTAACCGCAGCCGATGTTGATGGCTATTTGATGCAAGGTGTCTGGGTATTTGCCAGTGCCGCTGCTAGAGATGCAGCTGTAACATCACCGCAAGAAGGTAATTTTGCATATCTTAAAGATACAAACGTAACCACATATTATACAGGCAGTGCTTGGGCCAACCTAGATACAACAGGCATGACTAACCCAATGACAACTACTGGCGATATTATTTATTCATCAAGCGGATCAACACCAGCAAGATTGGGAATTGGATCAACTGGTCAGGTATTAACTGTTGCTGGTGGTGTGCCTACTTGGGCTGCTGCTGCGGGTGGTGGAAA